GTCAATTTCTATTCACGACAATTTTTTTCTTGCCTTTGAGGGGCGGTGATGGCTGATGGCTGCACGCGAACCGAAGCGCCCTGCTCTGCGGGCGGTGAAGGCGACTGATGCCCCTCCTAAGCCTCTTAAGCCGTTGACGCTTGAGCAGGCGGTGGAGACGGGCGATTACTTGAAGATCCTCATTGCGCAGCGGCGTGAGATTGCGCAGGCGATCCCGGAGGAAAAGGGGCCTGCTAAGGCTGCGTTGCACCGTCAGTTGTCTCTGGTTGCTAAGGAGATTGAGGCGATGGAGGATCGGGCGAAGCAGGAGGCTATTGAGAATGGCGACCCTGCCGAAGACGAAGCCTGGGACTCGGAAGCTATCTGATATTGCCCGCCATGTGATTGTCCCGTCTGGGATTGTTTCGACTGGCTGGCCGGCTGTGGCTAAGAAGGCTGCCGAGGTTGGCCTTGGGGCTGATGACTGGCAGGTTGGCATCGGAAAGCTGGCGTTGGCTAAGCGTGCTGATGGGAAGTTCGCGGCTGGCATCGGCGGCGTGGTGCTATCCATCCCCCGACAGGTGGGCAAAACGTATCTTGTCTCCCTGATCGTTTTTTGCCTATGCCTGTTGACGCCGGGGCTCACGGTTTTGTGGACTGCTCACCGGATGAAGACGGCTGGCGAGACGTTCTCTAAGTTGCAGGCGTTCACTCGTAAGAAGAAGATCGCGCCTCACATCTTGAAGGTGACAACTGGCGCGGGCGATGAGGTTGTCTACTTCCGCAACGGTTCGCGCATCTTGTTCGGAGCCCGCGAACGCGGGTTTGGGCGCGGCTTTGACAACGTTGATGTCGAAGTGTTCGATGAGGCGCAAATCCTCACTGAGGCAGCGGTTGAGGACATGGTTCCCGCTACTAACGTATCCCCGAATCCGCTGCTGTTCTTCATCGGCACTCCCCCGCGGCCAAAGGATCCGGGTGAGATTTTCACGGGCAAGCGGAAGGAAGCTCTTGCCGGTGAGGATGAGGACACGGTTTACGTTGAGTTCTCTGCTGATCCGGGCGCGAATGAGAACGACCGAAAGCAGTGGGCTAAGGCTAACCCGTCTTATCCGTCTCGCACGGACGACGCGGCGATGCTCCGCATGAAGAAGGCTTTGAACACTCCGGGTTCCTTTGAGCGTGAGGCTCTTGGAATTTGGGAAGCAGAAAGCCGCGTCTCATTGTTCCAGGCTGGGGCTTGGGAAGCGGGGCGGCGCGTTGACCGCCCGGACGGTTTGGCGATTGGCGCTCTTGCGTTGGCCGTATCGATTGACCTGAGCCATTCCGCGATTGTTGCTGGCTCTGAGGACGAGGACGGCGCGGCGTGGGTGAAGTCGTTGCATCACGGGCCGGGTACGCGGGGCGTTGTTGAGCGGTGCGCGGAGTTGCAGGAGCGTTTTGACGTGGATGTGGTCATTGATGGCCGCGGCCCTGGTGCTGTGCTTATCCCGCATCTGGAGAAGGCTGGTGTGAGGCTGCATATCGCTTCCACGGTGGACGTGCTGAATGCGTTCGCAAACATGGAGACGAAAGTCCAAGAGGGCCAATTCCTCTATGTTGATGCGCCGGAGCTTGACGCTGCCGCTGCGGGCGCTGTGCGCCGGGCTGTTGGTGATCGTAGTGCTTTGGGCCGTAAGAAGTCTGAGGCTGATATTTCCCCTCTTGAGGCGGCTTCTCTGGCTGCTTGGCGGGCGGGGGTTCCGCCTGAAGTGACCACGAGCGCGTATGCGGATCGCGGACTAATTGTGATTTGAGTTTTTGAATAAGGGAGTGAGGCCAAAGTGGCAGGTTTCTGGCAGGGCGTCCTCTCGTCTTTTAGTGGCGGTACGGCTCATTACACGCCGCGGGTGACGTATTTGGGTGCGTCGGAGTTTGCTGCTATGTCTAATCCGTCTTCGATGACGGCTGCGCAGATGTGGGAGTCTCAGCCGCATTTCCGGACTGTGGTGACGTTCATTGCCCGGAATATCGCTCAGCTTGGGCTGCATTCGTTTGAGCGGGTGGGGCAGTCTGACAGGCGCCGGGACCGTGGCAGTGTGCTTGCTCGGAGCCTTCAGGACGTGGACGGCAATATGACCACGTTTGAACTTGTGTTCGCGCTGGTTGGGGATCTTGCGCTGTATGACCGGGCCTATTGGTGGGCTGCTCCGTCTACGGACATGGAGTCGGGCTGGATGATTCGCCGGCTTCCTCCTACGTGGGTTGAGCCTGTAATGGATAACCCGTGGCAGGTCAAGGAATACAAGGTCTACATGCGGGATAACGCTGAGCCGACCATTGTTCCTGCTGCTAACATTCTCGCTTTTCCGGGCTATCACCCTGGCAAGATGGTGGGTTCTTCTCCGACTGTGGATGCGTTGCGGCAGACGTTGCAGGAGCAGGTTGAGGCTGCAACGTACCGCTCGCAGGTTTGGAAGCGTGGCGGCCGTGCATCGTCGGTCATTCAGCGCCCGAAGGACGCCCCTAAGTGGACTGATGGGCAGGCTGACCGGTTCCGGGAGGACTGGTACGCGAACTTCACTGGCCGCGGTCCTCGCGCTGGTGGCACGCCCATTCTTGAGGATGGGATGGAGCTTAAGCGGATCGACTTCAACGCGCAGGAACAGCAGTACGTTGAGGCCGCAAAGCTGTCACTGACCACTGTTGCGTCCGCGTTCCATGTGAATCCAACGATGATCGGGCAGAACGACGGCGCGAACTACTCCAATGTGCGTGAGTTCCGGAAGATGCTGTACGGCGACACGCTGGGGCCTCTGGTGGCGCAGATTGAGGGGCGTATCAATACGTTCCTTGTTCCGCGGATGGGTTTGGATCGTCAGCGCTTCTACGTTGAGTTCAACATCGCGGAGAAGCTGCAAGGCAACTTTGAGGAACAGGCGTCGGCTATGCAGACGGCTACGGGCGGTCCGTGGATGCTGCGCTCTGAGGCTCGTAGCCTTATGAACCTGCCGGCCATTGATGGCGCGGACGAGTTGATTGTTCCGTTGAACGTTATCGAGGGCGGTCAGGCTTCACCGTCTGATTCGGGCTCGCAGAACCAGAATGCCGCGCCTTCCCGATTGGTGAAGGTCAGGTTTAAGGATGCGGCGTCGGAGTTTGAACTGAAGGCCCCTGATGTTGTCCCTGAGGATCAGCAGGAGGTCATGGCGGACGTTTTCGCCAAGTTCTTCGCACGTCAGCGGCGCGCTGTTCTGTCCGCGGCTGGGGCTAAGTCCCCTGAGTGGTGGGATGGCGAGCGTTGGAACCGTGAGCTTGCCGGGGACATCCTGGCGGAGTCCGTGGGAGTGAGTAAGGCCGCCGCTTTGTCCGCGTTGGATGGGATGGGTGTTGACCCGTCTGAGTACAACGTGGAGCAGACGCGGGCGTTCCTCGCGGCTGTGGCGGATAGGATCGCGGCGCAGGTCAACGCTGTCACGGAGGCGGAATTGACCGCTGCTGGGGACGTTGAGGCCATGGCCGGGGTATTTGACACGGCGGAGGGCTCACGGGCCGCGCAGGCTGGCATGACGGCCGCTGCGGTGTTCCTCGGCTTCGGGATGGTGGAAGCCGCGAGGCAGACACGCCCCGAAGCCCGCAAGCGTTGGGTGGTCAACTCCAAGAATCCGCGTTCCGCGCACGCTGCCATGAACGGCGAAGAAGTCCCTATCAGTAAGGACTTCAGTAATGGGATGGATTGGCCCGGAAGTTTCACCGGGGATCCCGCCGACGTAGCTAACTGTCACTGCTCTGTCGTGATTGTCACCTGACCAATGGAAGGAAAACCATGCACGTAAAAAATGTGCCCATCGGCCAGGTGAAGGCCGGACCCGAGGACGGGTTGCAGGAGGGGCAGTTTATTGTCTACCCGTCCACGTTCACGAAGACGCCCGATTCTTACGGTGACATTGTTGCTAAGGGCGCGTTCGTGGACACGATCCAGGAGTGGAAAGACTCCGGGAACACCCTGCCGGGCTTGTATGGGCACCGGCTGGATGACCCGGACTATTTCGTTGCCGGTGCGATTGACCAGGGCGAAGACGAGCACGGCTGGTGGGTGAAGGGTGAGTTTGATCTTGACTCCCCTAAAGGCCCGCAGGTCTACCGACTCGTAAAGGGCCGGCGCCTCAATCAACTGTCGTTCGCGTTCGACGTTCTGGATCAGGCCCCGGTGGAGCTTGACGGCGGCACCAAAGCCAACGAGCTGCGGAAGCTGAAGGTGTACGAATTTTCGTTCGTTCCCGTGGGCGCCAATCAGGACACCAGTGTTGTGGCGGTCAAGGCACTTGCCGATGCCGCCGCTGCTGAGTTCAAGGCCGGCCGTGTGCTGGCTGAGAAACACATCGACTCCCTGCGTTCCGCGCAGGAGGCTATCGGCGCCGTTATCAAGGCCGCCGAAGCAACAAATGACCAGGAAGGCAAGGCCAGCGTCACGGCTGAGGTCAAGGCAGGTGCCAGCGACGAGGAACCTCTAGGGGTCAAGTCGTCCGTGTCTGTCGAGGAACCAGCGCCGTCGTCGCCCGTTGAGCGACTGGCAGCACAAGCAAAAATCTACGCGCTCAATGGCGCAGAAAGGGGTTCACTGTGAACCTCAAGGAACAGCGCGCTGCCGCTCTTAAGGCGGCGCAGGAAATCATCGACGGCGCTAAGGCTGCCGCCCGTGAACTGACCGCCGACGAGAAGTCCACGGTTGACGCCCGCTTCTCCGAAATCGACGGACTGGACACTCAGATCAAGGCCGCTGCCGAGTCTGATTCCCTCATGGCCCGCCTCGGATCCTACGGCGCACCTGACGCTGGCGAGGGTGACCGTGAAGCGAAGGGCGCACCGCGGACGCTTGGCGATCACTTCGTCAAGTCTGTTGGCGAGCGTCTGGTGCAGGCTAAGGCCACCGCATCCCGCTACTCGGTTTCCGCGCCGGAGTACAAGGCCGCGACTGACACCCAGCTTGTCGGTACCGCCCTTTCCGCCGCTACCACGGACGTTGACACCAACTTCGTCACGAGCGTTCGCCGTCGCCTGACCATCGCTGACCTGCTGGGCACCGGCACCATCACCGGCAACGCGATCACCTACTTCATCGAGGGTGCGCTTGAAGGCGACTACACCACCGTTGCTGAAGGTGCGCAGAAGCCGCAGCTCCACTTTGGGGACCCGACCCCGAAGACTGAGGCGCTGAAGAAGATCGCAGCGTTCATCAAGGAATCCGATGAAATGGTGGAAGACCTGCCGTTCCTGGTTTCCTCGATCAACAACCGCCTGCTGTACCAGCTCGGCCTGTTTGAAGAGAACCAGCTTCTCTCCGGCAACGGCACCGGCACCAACGTTCAGGGCCTCCTGAACCGCTCCGGCATCCAGACCCTTGGCGCCGGCACGGACGCTAAGGCCGGCAACCCTGACACCCTGTTCAAGGCCATGACAAACGTTCAGACCGGTTCCGGCCTTGACGCTGACGGCATTGTCATCAACCCTGCCGACTACCAGGCTCTTCGCCTTTCCAAGGATGCCAACGGTCAGTACTTCGGCGGCGGGTTCTTCTCGGGCCAGTACGGCAATGGTGGCATCGTTGAGCAGCCGCCGCTGTGGGGCCTCCGCACCGTCGTTACCCCGGCCATCGCCGCTGGCACGGTCCTGGTTGGTGCTTTCCAGCAGTCGTCCACCCTGTACCGCAAGGGTGGCGTCCGCGTGGAGTCCACCAACTCCGAGGGCAACGACTTCACCAACAACAAGATCACCATCCGCGCTGAAGAGCGTGTGGCTCTGGCTACCCGCGTTCCTGCGGGCCTGGTCAAGGTCACCCTCGGCACCGCCTAATCCTAAGGAGATCCGATGAAGGAATACGAAGTCGAAATCAATGGAGTGAAGCACACGATGCTTCTGGACTCTGAGGACGCTAAGCGCTACGGCGGCGCTGCGGTGGAGGTCAAGGAGGCGGCTAAGCCCGCTAACAAGGCCCGCACCGCTGACACCAAGTAGAACCAAACAGTTAGGGAGGGCGCGCCATGGTTGATGACCCGCTGATTAGCGCAGATGATTTGACGGGCTTCCGTGGCGCGCCTTTCCCGCAGGCTGTGGCTGACGCCGCGGCCGGGGCTGTTAGGGCTGAGTGTGGCTGGCATATTGCTCCGGAGGTTGAGCAGACGCTTCGCCTCCGGGGCGGTAGCACGCACCTTCTGCTTCCCACGCTGAAGCTTAATGGGGTGGCGTCGATAACGGACGCTGACGGTAATGCTCTGACGGGTTGGGAATGGTTTGAGAGTGGGGTTGTGGAATCGAACTGGGGGGCATTCCCTCGGGTGGTGATTGTGACTTTCACTCACGGTTACCGGGCGTGCCCTGCCGAACTGTTGCCGGCGATTGCTGAACGTGCCAGCGCGCAGGCTGCGGGGCGGGTTAAGTCGCAGACGGCAGGCACGTTCTCCGTGTCGATGGATACCACTGAGGACCCGTTTTCGGCGGTGGCTAAGTACCGCATCCCTGGGAGGCTTTAGTGTTTCCGCTTCCGAATGGTGAGACGGTGGTTCGTGAGCGCGGGACGCCTGTTGTTGATCCGTACTCGCAGGAGACGACCGACCTGGATTGGTCTTCCCCGGATGAGTTGCCTATTGAGGGTGCGGCTATTGGTCCGTCGTCTACGTCTGAGGTTGTCTCGGATGACCGCGGCAAGATCATTACTTTGATGTCGTTGTACTGCGCTTCGGGTTTGGATGTGCGGCCGGATGATCGTATCCGTGCGCGTTCTGGGCTGTGGGATGTGGTGGGCGACGAACTGGCGTGGTCTAACCCGTTTACGGGGTGGGCGCCTGGTTCGGAGTATCAGTTGCGGAGGGTGGCGGGCTGATGGCGTTCAAAGCGAATGATGCCGGGTTTAAGAAGATGGCGCACTCGAAAGAGGTTGGCAACGTCTGTAAGGGCATCGCTGACCGGGTGGCAGCTACGGCTAAGGCTTCGGCGCCGCGTGAGACTGGCGATTATGCTGCTGGCATTCACGCGATCATTGAGGACCACCCGTCGAGGATTACGGCGCAGGTTGTGGCGTCTGATCCTAAGTCTCTGTTGGTGGAGTCGTTCACCGGCAACCTGGCTAGGGCTTTGAATGGGGCTAAGCGGTGACGGCGCAGGTTATTTTCTCGGATCTTGAACTGTTCCTTACCGGCTACCTGCGGGGCGAGTTGTCGGCGCGTGGGAAGCCAGGCTATGTCAGTAATGAGTTTTCGCCGGCGTCTAAACCACAACCGTTCCAGGTGATTGTGCGGGACGATTCAGGCCCGCGCACAGGCGTTGTCACGAAAGCCCCCACGGTTGGTGTGACGGTCCTTGGGTCTGATTCTTTCGGGAAGCAAGCGACGACTGATTTGGCATTGCTGGTTGCCGCGCTCATGGACTCTTGTGCCCGTGTGGCTACTGGGAACCCTGTGGCTGCTGTTCTCGCCTCTAATGGCCCTTACAAGGTCCCTGACGATACCGGGTTCCCGCGCCGGTACATGACTTTCGAGCTGTCCGTCACGGGCAACCCTTTTACCTAACCCATCACACCAACTACTAATCATCCAGCCATTCGCTTGCCAGCGGGTGGCCTTTTCATTTTGGAGGCAAAGCAATGGCTGCTGATTCTTTCGGCAACGACGTTACCGCTGTAGGTGTACCGGTAACCGGTCACATGGGTGTTGCGCCCTACGGCACGGCAGTACCTACCCCTGTTGAGGGTGCGGACACCGCTTACATCCTGCCGGCAGCGTACAAGCTTCCCGGCCTTCTCACGGAGGACGGCGGCTTTGAATGGTCGATGGAGGCTGACGGGGATCCTATCGAGTTCTGGCAGGAGGGCTTCTCGATCCCGTCCGGCCTGGCGAACGTGACCCTGAAGGTCAAGTACGCGCAGACCGATGAGACGGTGCGCGGCATCATCCGCGGCAAGACTGCCGACGCCAACGGGTACATCACCATCGACGGCGGCGGCACCAGCGCCAAGTACGTCCTCTTCACTGAGGAAATCTTCAAGTCCGGCCTGATCCGGCGCCGTGTGGCCGCGAACGCCTCGATTGAGTCCGTGTCTGAGGACAAGTCAGAGCGTGGTTCGGTCCTCGGTTACGAGGTCACCTATTCGATTGCCCGTTCCCCGGAACTGGCGAATGACCACATTGGCGAGTGGCTTATCCCCGCAGCCTAACCGGCTCCTAGTACCTGTGCCCGCGTGATCCTGTGATGGGTGGTCACGCGGGCACAGTTCAACCCATCACGCACCCATCAGATTGTGAGTCACCAATGGCTACTAAAGCCCCCGCTAAGCCCAGGTTCCAGGTTGTCGAGTCCTCACTGAAGTGCCAGACCGCTAACGGTGAACTGTCCCTGCCGCTTGCTGTCCCGTTCGGGATTGTCCGCAAGCTCATGAGTGAAGGCGCTCCGAGAACCCAGTTTGAAGAGTTTGAGATGTTCATGGGCATCTTCAACGAATCCCAAAACAACGCGATTGATGCGCTGGACACCACTGAGGCCGTCGAAGTCCTCACGGAGTACGGCGATCAGCTCGCTAAGCATATGAAGGTGAGCCTGGGAAAATCCGGTGGCTCGGAGCTGTCCTCACCCAACACCGGGCAGCAGTAGCTTACGACTTCCGGGCACGCTTCCATCTGTCCATTGAGGACATTGGTGGGAGCGTGCCCCTGTGGGAGGCCGTAGACCTGTGCGAGCAGTTGCTGCTTGATATGGGTTCCCACCTTTACGCTTCGGCGTCGGATTGGTCTTACCCGATGAGCCGGCAGGAGATGTTCGCGACGGCTCTTCTGGCGCGGGTGATAAACGCTACCGCCGGTAAGGGCGATAAGCCGTGGCTGCCTGATTGGCCGTGGCCGGATGAGTCCAAGGTTGCCGAGTCCGTGACGGACGAGGAACGCGCCACCCTGAAGGCCTTGTTGAACTCTAGAAGCGCCTTCGGGCAGAAGCGAACGGAGGCGTAAGCCAATGGCCGAAGTCGGATCCGCAACAGTTGCCATCGTCCCCACTTTTACCGGATTCCGGTCGAAGGTGGGCGACGAGGCGGACGGGGCAGGCAAGGAGTCCGGCAGCCGGTTCAGCGGCGCGTTCAAGGCTATTGCAGGTCCTGCTATGGCCCTTGCTGCATCTGGCGTGTTCGCCGGGTTCATTGGTGAGGCTGCCAGGGCTTCGGATGCTACGGATAAGTTCAAGGCGACAATGAACTTCGCCGGGCTGGATTCGTCGGCTATCACCGAGGCGACGAAGGCCGCTAAAGAGTTCGCGGACCAGACGGTTTATGACCTGCCGACTATTCAGAACACCATTGCCCAGTTGGCATCTAACGGCGTCTCGGATTACACGGGCCTGACCAAGGCTGCGGGTAACCTGAACGCGGTTGCTGGCGGTAACGCGGACACGTTCAAGTCCGTAGCCATGGTGATGACGCAGACGGCCGGCGCTGGGAAGCTTACAACGGAAAACTGGAACCAGATGGCGGACGCCATCCCCGGTGCCGCTGGTCCTCTGATGAAGTCGTTGAAAGAGGCGGGCGCGTAC